TCTTCTTCCGTACCTCCCACAGTCCCTACAACTAGATCATTGGTTTGAAATGGAGAGGCTACAAAGGCAGATGATGGCATATCCACATGACTCTCACCCATGTACCCAACAATGGCTTTACGCTTGACAATTGTTTGATCTATTGGTTTTGAATAACCAAAAGATGACGCTAAACGTGCTGCCATTCGGGTAAACCATGCTGTTGGACCCATGACTGGTTTCAACCTGGGAATCGCCATTAAAGATGTAGCCAACGTTGATGTGGCTTCCAATCCTCTAGATATAAGACCGTTGGCACTCTGCTCTCTGGAATTTCCTGCCTGCAACAAAACAGACGTAGTCGCAAAAGGATAAGCACCTATCAACTCCACATCTTCAAACCATGTGTAGATGGAATATCTGCATGCAAGTTGACTTGCCGCCAATCTGAAATTGGTCAATCTACCGTGTGTGAACACCCCAAAATTATTATTAAACCCATCTTGGGCTGTAGTGTTGACAGGAAAATACTCATTGGGGCAAATATAAGGTACACGCAACTCCACAGAAGTCTGCTCTGACACGTCACATTTGACATGGGGTAAGTTGGTCGACAAATATGGAAAATTGCCACGTTTACCATTGAAGCCAGAAGCAATACCATATTGAAAAGATAAACATGAGATGCCCTGATGAAAAGGCGTCGAAGTAACTACCAACTTGAAACATAGCGTTGCTCTAAACCCCTTTGCTCCCTCCATCCTATTATAGCTCGCTTGTCCAAAACATGATATCATGTCGTTCTGTGCCGACAAAGTTATCTGATCTTGAACACCCGGGCTCACAGTATAAGTTCCTGTTCTGAACAGAAATGGTCTTGATAAATAAGACTTCAAGTCCTCAATATCACCAGATGGATGTATGGTGCCTCTGTTCACAGCCGAAACACGTGCACATAACGTAGCATCATTATCGAAATGAGACATCTGTGTCACATTCTCCACATTCTGCTGTATAGAGATACCTTCTATTTCCGGGCAAGTATCATCTTTGGTGGCATTGCCCTCCACCTTAACATCTGAATTTATTGTTGTAAGCTATGTACACACCAGGTTCAGCTCACGAAATCCTGGTTGGGATGTGTTCCTCTCTCTTAAGGACTGAGTAGTTGTCCTTCCCACATGGGGTCATGGTACACCGACACATCACTTATGTGCGCACCTTGTCTTTAAATTAGAACCATACATCAAAACGAGTCTTGATGTAAGCTCTGGCCGCCGCACGGGATGAGAACTTAAGTTTAATCCCGTGACGGTCGGCCCATGATACAAGCTTTGTGTTGTACACGTCCCAATCCTCCTTGCTGTGCAATGATAGCTCACCCTGTAAAATCTCACAATTCTGTTGCACATCTACAAGAGGGCTCTTGTTATTGCGGTAGAAGTATGGTGTATATAGGAAACTCTCCTTGGCCAAGGGTCCAACCCAGCCCAAATAAGGAGCTCCCCCTATAACAGCCTCCTCTCCTATATCATCGTGAACAAATCTCCTCTTAAGGAAAGTCACATGGTATATGTCCGTGTAAGGGACCAACTCACCATCCTTAACTCCAGCAGTGTATGTGAGTCCAAAGAGGTCCCCCATTGCCTTAGCCACCGTGACCTGGTTAAACATCTCACACACCTCATCATCGACACCACTGACATTATCATCACCAAATGTGTTGATAAAAACATGTTTCCACATATCACATGTGTCTCCCGTGAGGTGAATGTAGCACGCTGTCAAAGTGAGCAATGAATACATGGAATTGACCACTGTTGTCAAAGGGTGACCACTGGGCAAAGACTTGTGCCATTGCACAAGATGTGACGCCATGCATCCTGGCCCAGTAATATGTATCGAGTGTGTCAAATCTTGCCAAAGCAAAGCACG